GTGATAGCCCGATTCCGACAACACGTCCTTGACTTTATCTTGACCGTCCGGGAAGTCTTCATAAAGAAAAGACTCATAAGGCATATTCAAGTTGTCAATCTTGCGATCATCATAGTTCGCACGTGGCCTGACGACATGCACAATATCAACTTGTGCATAAGGGTTGTGGTCTAATAGGTATTTGGTCTTCTCGCTTAACTTGTCAACTCCGAATTTCTTTTTGAGTTGCATAGCTGACCAACGTAACCGCCTGACAACGGTATCTAAATTATCTTCAGAGTCCAGAGCAACGCAAAATGTTCCGAAGGTACAGCATTCAAAGTGAGACAGCGTGGTCATATTGCTATCTTGGAATAACAACAGATCACCAAAGCCGAATAGCTCTAAATTACACAGGTAGATAGCCTGATAAAATCCGCCCTTTTGCAAGACCATATCAATGCGTTTCATTCGGTAGTCCAGATGTTCCCTGACTCCGAGAGATTCCATCACTTTATCATCTTGTACTCTCAAGCTTTTCCAAGGCAAACCTTCAGGTGTCATGCCAACTGTCATACCACCCGCTGCACGTTCTAATGACAGGGTAGCCGCCGGATTGATATTCTTTTTGCCACGTTGAAGAATAGTCTTTTTATCTTCGCCTTCATCTGGCCAGAACCCACGATAGGGGAGAAGATATTCAGAAATCTTCTTAGCGTCCTCATCCTCATTGGTCTGGCGTTCGCCTTCAAGGTATTCGACCAGTGCTCTTATTTCTTTTAGTTTTTCAGCAGACATAATTATTTTTAGAAACCTAACGTTTGAAGCCAACCACCCAGTGGATTGGATAATATAGTGCCACGCAGTCCCTGCTTATTTTGTAGCCTCTTTTGCCCTGTTGACGTGGCTCTCTTTGATCCTGCCTTCCGTTCCTCTTCAGGTGTGAATGGCATTTTTGCCGCTGCTGGCGCTGGGGGTATTGATGGTGTGCTTTTTCCACCCATATTAGTTCTCCTTGAAATTGAATGTTGATATAATACCGGTGTGATACTGTTTATCTTTAGCTATAAAACACGCTCCCGGCAGCTCTCCAATTACTTGGAAACCGGCCTCCTGTAGAAATCCCACTACATGCTTGAACGGTGCAGGAGTCAAGCCATATAAGCTCTGCACAATATCATTATCCTTAAGCCATTTCAGTGAAAGCTTGGCACACAAGACAGCTTCATCGTGGGTCATGTCCCAAGTACAGAAATGCACCTGAGCCGCCTTTCCTTGAAAGCCATTGAGCCAGAAGAAGCCTACCGCTCCTCTGTCAGTTAATTCTAATTGTACCAGCCAGCAGTGCAATGGAATCTTCGTATTTTTAACAAACGATAGCCATTCATCAGCCGTTAAAATGCCGTCATCATAAAATAGCCATTCAGTGCGCTTGTGATATTCTGCACTATCAAACAGCGCCTTGATTTGTTCATCGGTCAAGTTTTTCGCATGTGTCCATATCAATTCTTTAGAAGGATAAGGGATCATAATCCACTCCATTGCTTACATTGTAATCACCATCCACGTTTGGATAGCCGCCCCTGAGTTCCACATACTCGTCAGGGTCTGGAAACGTGGCTTGCAGTTTCGGGTCAAGAACTCTGGCCATACAATCCAGCATGTCATCATGCTGGCATACCGGGAAAGCGAGAAACTCTTCGTCCTCCCATTCTTTTATGATGTTGCGAAAGCTCTCCGCAGTATCTCTGATTGTCAACACGCCGGGCGTGTAGAAACGAAAGTTTTCAAATATCGGTATAAGCATACGGATACGGTCGTTCTTTGGCATCTTGCCACCCAGTGCCACAATAGAAAAATGGAAGTTCTGTTCATCCTGAACATATTCAATATGTTCAATGTCCGCTTGCATTCCGTATTCTTCATAACCCACTATAATCGGCTTGTATTGCCTGACAAAGGCAAATAGCTTCTGAGTCCGCTGTGTTAAGTTCAGCCTATCACGTAAGCCGTCAATCAGGTAGTATCTGTTATCCGGCGCCAGACCAATCACCCACATGACAGTATAGTCATTGCCAGTGTTTTTGATTTTCCTTGCACTGGCAGGGTCAACTAAAAGATAGATATTCATCTTGTCGTAGAACTCGTGCTTAGGCGTCCACGCCCTAATCCATTCTTTTAAAAAGCCTTGAGCTTCATCGGCTCTTGGATTCTGCAACATCTGACATGCGAAAATGTAGGGACCTTGATCACGTCTCTTGTCGGCCAAAATACGTTGACTCATAAATACCGCTCGCCCGTCCGGAGTTCCGTCTTCAGTGGCTGGATAAATGCGTTCTTTCGCCGTTTTAGCCTTTAACAAAGCGCCCCAAGCATCATTCAGATGATACCGTGTACCGATCATTCGCCTTCTATAATTGGTTTTTTGTGAACCGAGTGAAAACGACAGCCTCACTGCATCATATGCTTTACTGAGCTGGTCATGGTTAGTAACTGACTTTTCAGTTACAACATCGTCATAAACTAAAACCTTAAAGTGCTTGCCTGTTGGCATACCACCGATCAACCCCCACGCCTCAATAGTTTCTTCTCTGCTATTTGACTGGCGCTTAACTCTTATGCCCTTATCAAGGCCCCAGCATGGCGACTCTTTATCGGGCTTTGTATATAAAATATCAGGGTATAACTCTTGCAAAGGAGTATTGTTTTCAAATTCTTCTTTAATCTGCTTTAAGAAATCTTGTGCCAACTCACGCTTGACGCTGAATATTCCGAATGTCAACTCAGGATCATTCAGAATGTCCTGAATGGTTAATGCAAACGTAATGATTGTCGACTTATAATGCTCACGTGCCCATAAATCCAGCATCCCATCAGGTTCGGCTTGTACTTCCCTGCATCGCTCATAAAGCCAGTCGTTGTCAACATCCGGGCGGTTTAACAAATTGGTTAGCAGGAAAAACAAATCTTGTCTGCCAAGTGCTCTTAAAAGCTCTGCTAAAGCTACTATTGATTGTCTTTTGGCATCAGCAATTAAATCATTGTATTCTTCATTCTGCTGTTCTCTTGTTAGCATTCATTATCCGCTCTTGGATTTGATTCACCCTGTCTAACAACTCCTGTGATGCTCCGACCGTAGTCTCATTTTTATTCTTATTATCTGTTTCAATCTTTTCTTTGTAACCATGCGTAGTCAGTAAGCGACCAATAATAATATTATTCAACCATTCCCCTGTAAGCCCTTTATTGATGGTTAATGACGCTTGTAAATTTCGTAAAGTGTCCATAGCGTAACAAAACTCTTTCTTATCCTCTTCTTTTTCCCATTCGTAAAGAGTCTTCTTACTAACACCTACAAGCAAAGCAAATTCTTCAACAGTAGGGATAACACTACGTGCTTCAAAACCGCCGTTAATATAGTCCCATGCGGTTTCTAAAACCGTCTCATTATACTTCGTAGGCCGTCCGCCCCGATTGCCTAAAGCATATTTATTTCCTATTGGTGCTCCCATAATAAACCCCCAATATAGCAATGCTCTGCATCTGTCAAGGCAAAAAGTTATTTTCCCGAAAAAACCTCTTGACATCTCTGTCGGCCTTGTGGTACTTTGCATACAACTTGGACAACAACTACAAAAACGACACAAAACATTAATTAGGAGAGATACAATGACAAAACAATTTGAAATCAACAAAATTTACACGACTTTCTTGGCCACTAACTTTGATACTAAGCTATCATATAGAATCACAAGACGCACCGCCAAATCGGTCTGGATTCGGGATTTGCAATGCCCCAAAGAACCAATCAGACGGAGAGCGGTGAAAGTCCATGAAGGCATAGAAACAATTTTCCCGGAAGGCAGATATAGCATGGCCCCGATATTATCGGCTGAATAATAAACCACGCCCTCGAAAGAGGGCAAAACCAAAGGAACGGACAATGAACAGCCCGCAAATCAGAATAGAACCCGCAACATACAAAAAACTGAAGTTCTTGAAAGTAGCACTGGAACACGATGCGGTCAGTAAAACGATTCAATTTTTGCTGGATGAATATCAACAATCCGAAGAGAAAAAAGGCAATGAGCCGATACAATAAAATATCAGCCCTGAGAAGGCTGGGCAATAAAAATGCAATAGCAGATAAAATCATTGAGTATTTTCCAGATGACTTTGACTGCCTTATCAGTCTCTTTTATGGAACTGGCAGCCTTGAGAACCGCTTCTTGGGAAAAATAAAGTACATCATAGCAAATGACTTAGACGACAACGTCTATAATTTCTACTTGATGCTCACGACCCGCTTTGATGAACTGTATGAGGCCTTGGAATTACTTCCTTACCATGAAAGCGCCTTTAAAGCTTTCAGGGAGAGTATTCCTGATGATCCTGTGCAAAAGGCTGTGCGGTTTTTAGTGCTTAGTAATTGGAGTTTATATGGTACGGGGCAAGTAATGCGGTTTGGATTAGAACGTCACAAAAACACTCTTTTGCAACTTCTATGCTCTCAGTTCAAGATATTATCTCGCAATGCAGTTACAACTACCCAATTTATGAACTGTGATTTTAGAAAAGTTATTGCAAAAATAAACAGAAGGCAGGATAGAGACGTGCCCAAATGCCTTGTGTATGCCGATCCCCCATACTACGAAACAAAGCACACCTATAACACCCCAAAATGGACAAAACAGGATGTAGATGACCTATTCCAGATATTATGTAATTCTGGTATGCGGTTCGCAATGAGCGAATTTAACCATCCGTACATCCTGCAGAAAGCAGAGGAGTATGGATTAAACGTGATTCATATCGGAGAACGCCAAGCATTAAAGAAAAGGGCTACGGAAATTTTGATCA